GATGCCTACATGGAAGTTAAGCTTGAACGTTTGCAAAGGATAGCAACTAAGGCAAAGGCTAATCGAGCGAGAGCTTTAAAGGCTGTTGAGGGAACTCACATAACACAGTATGCACCTGATGCAGTTAAACGTTTTAACTTCCCACCATTACAATAACAATAGATAATAAAAAATAACCCCTCCAAATCCGTTAGGATAAGAAGGGGTAACTCTTAAGACCCTTGGGTTCCTTTATGGAACTTGAGGGTTATTTTTTTCTTGTATAGCTGCTGCTACTGTCATACGACCAGACTTAAGTTGCTTGTCTGCATCTGCTCGTGCTTCTGCTTCGGGCACTCCTTCAGCTATAGCTCCAGCTAGGTTGTTCTCGTGGACACTATTGAGTATAGCTTCGTTGATTGCAGGGGTGTAGGCTAAGGCTGGGTCTAAGTTGAACATCTCAACGTACTCCATGTCATCTATGCCTGTTACAATGTTGTGTGATACTTTAGTTTCATTCATCTTTTACAAATACTCCATCTATCATGTGTCCAGTTCGGACGTTAATCTTATTGTAGGCTTCATCTAAACACTCGGTAAGTGAGAGACCCCATAGGTTCGCTTGGATAGCTAGGGTAACAAGAACGTCACCCATTTCATCACGCACAGTATCAACATTACCGTGGAGCACTTCATCTAACAGCTCGTCATGTTCTTCTGAGAACTTTAGGATCTGCTTCTCCTTTCGCATAGTGAGGTCTGCATCGCTGTAGATCTCTGTAAGGATGCCCTTACGGAAACCCCAATCAACTACTTCGTTTTCTAACTCTTCAAAGATCTTATACATTACTCGTCTCCCTCCATGTCATTAGCTATAGACAGGAATATAAAGTTAGAGGATGCTTGGAGGATACCTAGCATAGCTACGTTGGTCATCCTTCCATTGTACCGTACGATCAGCTCGTTGATATCCCCTAGCATGTTGTTCTCTGCTTCATATTTCTCTGGGAACTGTGTTACATTTGTCATTATTAATTATCCTTTTAGCAAAAGAAGTAGTCTGAGAATAGTATCTCAGAGATATCTAACGTGCCAAGTTCTGGTTGTTTAAGTTCATAACCCTCACGGGTTTCTAGTAGCATGTCTTCTATTATAGTAAAGAAGTTGTCCTTGTTGTACAGCATACCGAACTGCCATTTAGTATGCACTACGAGCCTATCTACATCACAAGCATGGGTGCTAAAGCTGTCATGTATAGCTCCGAAGTCTCCTGAGAAACTTTCTATTACCTTAGCCATATGAGCTGCATCCATTGAGTGCACAAAGTTAGGTGAACAGCCTGATGCAAAGGATCTTCTACATGGTAGGAGGTCTCCATTGGAGGCTATCACTGGTATCTTTATGCTATGCCCTACTTGACCTACCCCTCGGATGCTCCCACGTATAGTTATATTCTTCTGTCGCCACACTTCATATAGCACAGGGAAACCCGAAGGTGTAACCCATTGAGTGCATGTCTCTCCTGTAGATAGGATGTGGTCAGTCAACTTCTGAATAAACTTCATGGTCTTTAGGGGACCTACACAGGTATCGTTGATAGCTAGTATTAGTTGCTTCGATAGTTTGACACAGTCATCTTCAGAGATGTTGTACTTAACATCATAACTCTCTGCCTTACAATCGTAGTACATATTAGCTGCTATCTTCTTTTGCCCAGCAGAGTACGCCCTTGTCATTGACCCACGCTTAGCTATACCTTTTCTTATAGCTTTCATAGGGATGTTTCTCTCCTCGAACCACTCAGGCATCCTTTCAATTAACCTCTTAGCTACCTTAACATAGAAGTCTTTCTGGATATCGTTGGGAACTATAGAGACCAGCTCACCTGCTTGCTTATCTTTACTTATAGCTGCTAGATGCTGCCATCCATTGTTGCTCCCATCAACCGGGATAGGTAACCTGCTTATGTAATCTTCACCCGCTTCTTGTGCCTTGTAGTAACCCACGACATCTAAACAACATGACAGGAAACTGATTGGCTTCTCTGCTTCCACTTGGAACTTATGCTTAGAAGCTAACTGATGTATCCAGTCAAGGTTATTAAGGGTCCATAGTTTTCTATCTGCCAGTGTCATCTTATCAACTGAGATACTGGACAACCCTTCATCTTTAAGGTGCGCTTTGTAATCTGAAGTAGTCCATTGGGGTATGTCTTCTAACTCATAAGACTGGTTGTAAGAACAAGCAGTGTGTATACATAGCCAATTGAAACCTGCAGCATCCATTACCTTACCGTTTGAGAACTCAAAGAGACCCTTAGCTAGGTCGGAACCTTGGAAGTTTAAGAAGGGTTCGGTGTAGTAGATACGGCCTCTGTAATCACACTCTACCATTTGGAAGAAGTCACGGTCATTGATTGCATGCATCTTAGCTATGACAAACTTCATCTCTATAGCTTTTGACTTAGCTTTAGTAGATGGGTCATCGAGGTCAATGAACAACTCAAGGTCAGTCTCTAACGCTTTAGCAACTGGGAGGTTAAGTCTCCATGAAGTCTGCTGTAGCTTGTTAAGAGCTGTTACAAAAGGTGCATCTATGACCTGCTTGAAATCCTCCTCACTGCTCATACGTTTAATGTATGGTCGCTTGGTGAACTCATTACGCAGAGATGTGATATCTTTAGGGGCTATGAAGGAAGTCCCAATGAGCGTGTGCTTTATGTACTCTGGTGGTAAGTCACCTAGCTCTGCCCACTTAGGCATCAACTCTATAATGTAAGGCGCTCGATAGCCATCGTACTCCCTCTTGATGTGAATGTAGTCAAGCTGTAAGAGAGCCTCCATGTATAGATCACCAACTGCTATTAACTCCTTATAGTTTGTATTTACTACACCTAAAGCAGACAGCACCTGTAAGCCCACAGCAGTCGATGTAACGGTTAGTTTAAAGGGTGCTGATGATGACCTTCTTGAGTTCTGATAAGCTGCTGTAGCCCCCAGTACGGCCCTTACAGTTAGCTTCTCGTAAGAGTAACCGTAAGCGATCATACTTGAGATCAATCTAGCACCTTCAGGTGTCCTTCCACGGAAGATCTTACCCTCACATCTTTCTTTTATGTACTTAGTTATAACCTTTAGACCATTATAGTTATCCAGTATAGCTAAGGAAGTCTTCTTGTCCTCGTAATCTGTTGGTTTGTGTGTCGTAGAATGCACTGCCACAGTCTCCTGTTCTCCCTGTGAAGCGGGACTTGAGTACTCGTAAGTGTATTGTGTTTCGTTCATCTTCGCTTTCCGCTACTAGGTTTCTTGAGAATGTTATGATGTCAAAGCTAATTTGCTTTATAGAACCTGAACCCTTGATGTCATCAATGGAGCTTAGGTGTCCTTCTTCAAACGACTTACCTCCTTGGGCTTTTCGTAGGTGACTGATCAAACCAAGCCACACGTTATGTTTCTTAACTATCTTAAGTAGGTCAGACATGATGGCATCAATAGCCTCGTTACCTGTCTTACCACCTGCACCCTCACTAACTGCAATTGTTATGTGGTCTAGTATAATATATTGACACCCAAGAAGACATAGGTTTTCAATCTGATCTATAAGGGAGTTGTCTGACACTGCCCCATTGTGATCTAAGAGTATTAACCTTTCACTTCCAAACACTTGCTCAAAAGCCTCACGTTCTTGCTCCATTGTCGGGTCTTTAGGTGTAAACATTGTAATAAACTTCTCTGCTGAATCCCCTATGGACTCCTCAAGAGATACCATTCCTATTGAATCCTCAGTAGATGCTTGTAGTTCTAGTACAATCTCCTTGATCATTGTTGATTTACCTGAGCCAGTACCTGAAGTGAACAATACAATCTCACCCTTACGCATACCGTCAAGCTTGGTGTTGAGACCTTCGAGACACTTAGGGTATGGGATAGACTTTGTTTGCTTACGTTCTTGATACGCTTCCCAGATAGATTCACCACGTACAATAGATGCAGGTGCATACTTCTGTGCATTCCAGATAGCACTTTGGATTACCTTAGGTCCTTTGAGGTATGCTTCACAGGGGTCATTCTCAGGAAGCTTAGCTACCTTGACAATATCCCAACCAATGATCTTAGCAGCAGCTGTGACAGCCTTATCACCTGCTTCGTCTTGGTCGAACATAAGTATAACTTCGTCAAAGGTTCTTAGGAAGTCTCTGTTTTCTACAAGGATCTTCATGTTAGAGGAGGAGGGTATTGACACCACTGGGTAAGGCTTCTTATAGATGTCTAGCATTGCTTGCTGAACAGCTATAGCATCTAACTCACCTTCTGTGATTACAATCTTAAAACCACCTTGCATGAACTGAGACTGACCAAACAACTCTAACTTAGCATGTTTAAGATCTCCAACTGCACGAAAGTCTTTAGGGAACAGACGTTTCTTATAGCCAACCACAGCACCTTTAACAGTATAAGGGTAGTAGTGGGCTGTTATCTCACCAGAGGTACCACGTTCTACTTTCATCCCATACATATCACATGCTGTCTTTGTTAACTGACGTTCACGTACTCCAGCAGAATCGTAGTTAGCAATTGATTGTAGTGTATCTGTACTCATATCTTTCTCGTTGTTGTTTGTCTTGTACTTTGGTTTAACTGAACTGTCGAACTGGTCTAGGAACGCTGGTTTCTCACACGCAAAACACTTACCCCTGCCATTGGTCCATAGTCCTACTCCATCTGAGGACCCACAATGCTTACAGGGGTATCGTACTCCAGTAAAAGTTTCTGTTGTTGACATCTTAATTCCACCTTGATTCTTTAATAGACTTTGCATCTAGCCTGCGTTCTTTTGCTAAGTCTCTAGCATTTCTACGTTCTAGTTTACTTTTATCTTTCTCTAAGTATTCTGATGTCTCAACTTCTTTCTCTTTCTTGCTCATGTTATTTCTCTATGTTTAATTAACTACCGACCAACCCATATGGGTCTTTCTTGTACCTGTTAGGATCTTAGAGACTCCTCTTTTGTTTACTTTAGTATCAAGTTCCATAAGACTTAACCTAGTTCCATTGTGCTTTCTTCCATCTGAGTTGACGAAAGAGTGATCCGCTTTGTCGGTCTTTGCTTGAGATATTTTATAACGAGTTGCCTCTGACATTTCAAAAGGAGTTATCCACTTCACTGCACCTATACAGTTGTTGTACCAAGTGCGTTCACCTTCGTCATTCCTTTGGGTTAACACATCGTTAATTGCAAGATGATATGTCTCGAAGTAGCTGAGACCTCCTCTCGTTGTGTACAAGCGGAAGATCTCAAAGGTGAAGTTAGCCTTACCGAACTCCTTAATGTCTGCTGATAGAGGCTTACA